TGGTGATGGCGTCGATGATCTCCTGCTGGACCATGCTTTCGATGCCGGTTGTCTCAAGCTCAAACAAAATCAGCTTCAAATTCGTGCCGTATTCCGGCTGCATGATGCGCTCGCCTTTGGCCGTGGTTAGCAGCATTTTTACCGAGGACGCTAGGATTTCGATGTTTTCGCCCCGGTTCCAGAGCCACTGGTCCGGGTTCGGGTAGCCGGTATCCTTGGGCAGAATGGGACCGTAAACAATCGGCGTGCCCACGGGCGCTTCGACCGAGGACTTCACTACAAACGGAAAGTTTACACCGACCGTATCCCACACCGGGGTCTTGTAGTTGTGCGCCTCCACCTTGACCATGTAGCTGCCGGGCTGAAGGTTTCGGTAGGTATTGATCGTCAGGCTGTGCGCGGCTGTGCCGTTGTAAACAACAGGCAGGCTGCCATCGTTCCAGTAAACCGTGCCGGTCAAGTACTGGAAAGGCAGGTTTGTGCCGTTTTCGGTGATGGTGCAGTGAACGGGAACGCGCCCGCCTGTGGGCGGGTACGAAATCACGTCAACCTGTTCGGGCGGCTGCTCGATCAGGTTGATGCCGTCGGGTGATGTAATTTGCAGTGCCATTAACCCATCCACTTGCGGTACGGTGACGGGCCGCCCATGCCGTTGGTGCTGTCATCCTTGGATTCCTTCAGCGGCGGAGTAGCCCCATCGTCGTCCCATTTCTTGGAAAATCCGTCAACCTTGGCCTGAATAACGCCGGTCTGGCTGCCCTCGGCAGTCTGACTTTCAGAGACGCCGCTCCGCTTGAACTCGAACGGATGGCGGCCATAACTGGAGATCACCACGTCATTTTCTTTCGGTCGGCTGCGCTCCAGCACGCGGTCCATGTTCCATTTGCTGTGGGGCCGGTCGAGAATCTTCTCTCTGTAAACAACCTCCCTGAGCATGTTGATGGCATCATTTGCGCCGGGCGTATTCTTGATCTTGTCGTGGATTTCGTTAATGAGCCGGAGCGTCGAGGGCGCGGCCCGCTTGATTTTACTCTCGTTCTTTCCCTGATCCTGCTGCTCGATCTCGGAGGGCAGCGCAGTCATGAACACCGACACCACTTCATCGGGCAGGTGCATGTAGCGCTTGAAAACCGTGTCGATCCACGCTTCCTTGGGCAGCGAATACTGCTCCATCACGTCGCCAAGCTTCTGGAGCACGTCCGCCTGAATGCCCAGCATCTCCAGCTTCATTTGTTCCTCAAGGCTGCCGATCTGGGGCATCATGGCCTTGATGTCCAACTGCTCGATGTTCTTGCCCTTCAGGACCGCGTGGAAATAGCCAAGCCACTGGTAGCAGTTGATGATCGGCTTGCGGATCGACTTTATCTTGCGCAGGAAGCGGATGTCCTGCGCCAAGAGCGCCCGGCCAGAAGGCATTTCGCCGCCCCCGGACCCGCCGCCCCCGCCACTCTGGGAGAACCACGACTTGGGCATTCCGATGATGCTGTAGAAAAGGTCGGTCAACAACTCGATGTCGTAAACATCGGGCACGTCCACCGTACCCGGCAGCTTGGTGATGACGTTGTTGAAGCCCTTGGGCTGGGCAATGTAAATCATCGTGTCCAGCGCCAGCGCGTTGTAGTACGCCGTGAAATCGCTGACCGCGTTGAGGTCGTTGGGCATTCCCACCTGCCCGAAAGCCAGCTTGCTGCGCAGCGTTTGCCGCCAGCGCTGGACCGTCTTCATCTGCTCGACCGGCGGCTGCTCCTGAACGTCAATCGAGACGGCATAGCGGTCGGGCTGGACCTGAGCGCGGCACACCACCATCTGGTCGATGGCGAGGCGCAGCTTCTTGTAGATGCCGTCCGCCTCGGCAAAGATCGGCTCGCCGTGCTCGCTCATGCGCATACGGAACATGCGCCGGAAGTGCAGGAAGTCCCACGGATACCAGAGGTCTTCGATGTTCTGACCGGCGGCCATCGACACGCGCTCGACCGGGGTCGTGTTGTCCGGCTGGACGAACACGTCCTCCTTGTTCGGTTTATGGTTGAGCCAGCGGAAGCCGACGCACTTGCGGTTGCGCTCCATCCAGTAGCGGCGCATCTCCATCGGGTGGACGAAGGACATGCCGAGGATGCCTTCCTTGGGCGCGTATTCCAGCTTCTCGAAGTGATTGCCCATCGCCGCGATGTACCACACCTGCGACTGGATCAGCGTCTCCACATCCAGCCGGACCAGCAGATCGTTGAGTTCTTCCTCGAACCCGGCGTCGTTGCACTGATACCAGATCGCGCCGGGGCTGTTGGCGTCAGCCTGCGTGGCCTCGTCCACGATTTCGACCAAGGCAGCAGCCAGCAAGTCCCACTGGCTCATCTCGTCCCACAGTTGAAGCATGGCCTCGAACGTGGTCGGGCGCTTCATCACCGTGTTGAATTTGGTCCAGATTTCAGGGTCACCAACCCGGCCCGCATCCTGAAACTCCTGCCATAGCCGCTGGTCTGCGTCCGGGGTCTGGGCGCGAGGCACCAGCGAGCCGGTGCGTCCCCCACTGGTCCCGGTGAGGCCCATGTACCTCAACAGGGCGCTGGTTCGTGTATCAGCCATATCGTTGTAACTACTAGAACCGACCGCCGCTGAAAAATTCCGTTCTTTAGGGCATGTCGAAGACAGTCAAAGCAATCAAACGGTCAACGCGAACGGAGAACACCCGCCCGCAGGTCATCAGTTTCCGCATCACTAAGATTCAGGCCAAGACCCTGAAGGAAATCTTTGACCGCGACCCGGCGACGAACATCAAATCCTGCAACCAGCTTTGCCGAAAGTGGGTTTGCGACTATCTGGCCGGGCGGCTGGATTACCGCAATCCAAAGGACAAACTGGCTGATCTGGATACCGTCGGCGCGGGCGCTTAAAGGCGCTGGCAGCTTCCGCTCTGCGGATTAAGCGCGAACCGCACGTCGGTTTCAAACGTGCCGCTTGATTCGTGATCGTAGCAGCGGCACGGGATTCGGCAGTGTATACATTCGCTCGTAACCGTCTCCACGATCACAAGGGCTTGATCCAGCGGCTCAGTCTGGGCCTCACAAAACTTTTTCACCGCCGAGGACAGTGCGCCTTGGCGGCACTCGGAGGTAATCCACGCCAGCGTGGTGGAAAGATTCCAAAAGTCGTCGGCAATGTACGTGCCTGCCGCCCGCTTTGCGGTATTGGAGGCCATTAGAACGCGTAGTCGTACGGGGTGCCGGGCAAGTCTTTGGGCACGACTTCGATCTCCAGCCCGGTGCGGGCCTGCCCGTTCTTGATGTATTTCACGAGCCGGTGATCTTTGAACTGGTCGGTTGACAGCAGCTTCTCAAGCTCAGGGATGATCTCCTTGGGCAGCTTCAGGAAATCCAGTTGAATCAGGACCGAGCCGTTGGGCTTGCCGGTATTGATGACGGCATAATCCGCCAAGAACGCCTGCAATGAAGGCACGCTGAAAACCTGAAGGGCAATGCGGTTTGCTACCGCCGATACCTTTTCGTCAGCGCCCGACGCTGCGATCTTGGCGGGCAGTTCCTCAATTAAGAATCGCGCTGCTTGTGCTTCTGTCATGCCAATCTAAATACGTGGGCTGTGGAACAAAGCACCGCCGGAAAGCGCGGACTACGACAGAGGCCAGCCATGCTCTCGGCACGCGAGGGCGAACCGGGAGCCAGTCCGGGGTTTCGATTTCCACCGAACATATCTCCCGCTCATTAACGGCCAGCGAGTAGAGCTTCATAAAGTTAAGTTCCACGCCTTATAGAACCAACCCCCGGTAGGCATTAAAACACAGCTATCCGGGCCGAAGTTCAATGAAGTTCTGTTCTTGTAGACGATGAAATTGCTCTGCTACGCCGACCTTCAAGCCACGGATGGCGACGAACTGTGCTTCACGCGGCCCAACACCACGTTGCAGCATTACCGGGTGGAAAAGTTCTTTGACGACGCCGCCCGCATCTACACCGAGCACGGCTGCAAAGGCGTGGTGGACCTCGGCGATACGACCGACGACCGGTCCAGCATCCCCATCCCGACGGTGGAATATCTGGGCAGCGGAATGGCCAAACTGCCTGAAGGTGACCGCTGGAAGATCACCGGCAACCACGAGCAATATCTGCGCGATACGACTGTAAACAATCGCCGACTTTTCGAGCATTGGTTCCACGTGGTTGACGGCAGGCAGATTCAAATGATGGGCGACTGGGCGGCATTCTTTGTCTCCTACCCGGCGGACCACGCCGAGCTTACCGAGTGGATCATCAAGGAGGCCCGGCGCATCCGTGGACCCAAAATCCTGTTCGGACACTTTCAGGTGGAGGGCGCATTTTACCAAGCAGGTCGCGCCATGACCGGCGTGCCGCTAAAGGTGCTGGAACCCTTTTCGCTGGCGCTGCTGGGCCATATTCACATCCCACAAGCGCTCACGCCCAAGGTCCATTATGTCGGATCGCCCTTTCAACAAGACTGGGGCGAGACAGGGCAGACCAAGCGCGTGGCGATAGTCAACACGAATACCATGACCGTGGAATGGGTGCCGCTCACCGGCTACCCGGAGTACAAAATGGTGACGATGGCCGAGTTCGAGCAGATC